ATGACTGAAAACACCAAACGAACCATGGATGGCATAGGAAAATTAAATCCCAATCTGTTTGCTAGATGATTAAATACAATATGTCATGGAAAAAATATTTTACCCCCGTTAAAGCAACATCTGGAACACTGAGTCCGGTCAGTGGTGCTACTAGTTCTCACACCAATCCTGCCCATAGAAATTACAGCAGTTATCTACCTGATGTTTATTCAGGGCACCCTAATCGTTTGGAGCGGTATGGTCAATATGATACCATGGACGCAGACAGTGAAGTCAATGCTGCCTTAGATATTTTGGCAGAATTTTGCAGTCAAACTAACGAAGAAAACGGCACACCATTTCAAATAAAATTCAAAGATCCGGCTACTAATACTGAAATTAAAATTATCAAAAAGTATCTACAGCAATGGACCAAGCTGAATAAATTCCAACTGAGAATTTTTAAAATTGTACGCAACAGTTTCAAATACGGCGACTGTTTCTTTGTGAGAGATCCTGAAACACAATCATGGATGTTTGTTGATTGTGCTAAGGTAGATAAGATTATTGTCAATGAAAGTGAAGGCAAAAAGCCTGAACAGTACATGATTAGAGATTTTAATCCTAACTTTGAAACACTGGCCACAACAGCTATTAACCCCAGCAACGTCACAGGTGGTGGTAGCCAATACGGCGGCAGCTACGGCACAGGGCAGGGTGGTGCAGGCGGCAGTAGAGGTATGACCGGGGCCTTTCCCACTAACATTACAGGCACAAGATTCTCAAGAACAGAAAATCAATATGTGATCCCTGCCAAGCATGTGATACACCTCAGTCTAAGCGAAGGACTAGACAATAACTTTCCTTTTGGAACCAGTTTGTTAGAAAGTATTTTCAAAGTTTATAAGCAGAAAGAACTGTTAGAAGATGCTATCATTATCTATCGTATACAACGTGCTCCGGAACGTCGTGTGTTTTATATTGATGTAGGCAATATGCCTAGCCATATTGCTATGAGCTTTGTTGAGCGTGTTAAGAACGAAGTTAATCAACGTCGCATTCCTAGCATAACTGGAGGTAGTCAAAGTGTTATCGATGCTGGATACAACCCTTTGTCAATTAACGAAGACTATTTCTTCCCACAGACTGCAGAAGGACGAGGCAGTAAGGTTGAAGTACTACCAGGTGGGACTAACCTAGGGGAAATTGATGACCTTAAATATTTTACCAATAAGCTATTTCGTGCTCTACGTATACCTAGTAGTTATCTACCAACTGGTCCCGATGACGGCGGTAGTAACTTTAATGACGGACGAGTAGGTACAGCCTACATCCAAGAATTGAGATTTAACAAATACTGCGAAAGATTACAAAGTCTAATGAATGATCAATTTGACACAGAATTTAAATTTTATCTGCATAATGAAGGCATTAACATAGATATGAATTTGTTCGATCTCAAATTTAATCCTCCACAAAACTTTGCCAGCTATAGGCAAGCAGAAATGGATACAGCCCGAGTTAATACATTTAATACTATGGTAACAATACCTTTTGTCAGCAAGAGATTTGCTATGAAAAGATTCCTCGGTATGACTGCTGAAGAAGTGGCAGAAAACGAAACTATGTGGCGTGAAGAAAATGTGGATGAAGGAGCTGAATTACCTGCAACCGCTGAGTTGCGTAGCGTAGGAGTTACCTCTGCGGGTATAGGATCTGATTTGTCAGCAATAGGCGGTGCAACAACTCCTCCACCTCCTACAGAACCTAGTGAAGAAACTGTACCGGCAGGTGGTGCAGCACCAGTTGAGTCTACTCCGCCAGCATAAATATTCATATGATACTGAGAGAATTTATCTATTTCGATCGTAGAAAGTCAGAAATGACAGATGATCTACGCTATAATAGTGACCATGATACTAGCATATTAAATCCAGATGATTTAAGAAAGACTAGATTGACCTTGAGCATGATCAATGATCTACGCAAGGCAGGCGAGGCTAGAGAAAAAGAGCGTCGTGAAGAATTAGGATTAGTACGTAAAATGTATGCTGCACCGCCCCCTGAGGCTGCTGCCTAATAACTGACTAGTTAATTGCTGTTTCTCTAAAATAAATAATTCTGTAGAAATAATTGTTCTACTAAAAATCTCCTAAATTGCCAAAATTGTTAAATTTTGGCCTATTTCCTACATCATTCGTAACAATGCTGTAAATAACAGCACAGCCTTGCCGCTACCCTATAAGGAGATTAACCGCTATGTCTACTAAGTTTGAACAACTATTAGACTTTATTGTCAATGAAGAAATGGACAAAGCCAATGAGCTTTTCCATGAAATCGTTGTAGAAAAGTCAAGAGAAATTTATGAGAACCTCATTGCTGATGAGGAAATGGAAGAAAGTACCGACGATGAAGTCGACGAAGGTGCTATGGACGATGAAGTTGATGAAGGTCGCGAAGAACTAGAAGATAGTTACATGATGTCCGACGAAGAGGAAGAAATGGGTCCTCCAGAAGAGACCGATGACTTTGGCGACGATATTGGTGCCATGGGCGACGAAGAAGGTCCAGGTGAACATGCTAGTCCTGAAGAAAAAGTTAGATTCAGTATTCAACAGGCTATGGACGAACTGCAGGCTGCATTTGACGCCGCTGATGATTTAGGCGGTGGTGGCGATGAATTCGGTGACGAAGAAGGTGGCGATGAATTCGGTGACGAAGAAGAAACTGACGAAATGATGGGCGTATTTGAAGGCCGTCGTTTACGCGAGTACACTGAAAAAGTTGGTAACGACTGGGAGGGAAACAGCCAAAAGACACAAGGTCAAAATGCAGGTGCCGGAACTGGCGACAAAGAAAGTGCTCCAGTAACAGGTCATAGTCCTATCAATCGTAAAGCTGACAGTGAAAAGCCTACCAGCACAGCCAACGCCAAGAATATTGGCCAAGGATACCATGAAGGACAGAAAGACACAGGTACAACGCCTAACAAAGTAAACAACGGTATTGCAAAAACTGCCGGTGAGAAGTTTGCTAGTGGTAATGGCAATGTCCCAGGTGGAAAAATGGGTATCAAGAACCTAAAACAAGTTGGCGAGTATGGTAAAGGTGAGCAGACCAGTCCTAAAGGATTGAATGTTGGTGCTCGTACTGGCCAGAACGACAACCAAGGTGAAACCAACACTAAGTCTGTGGTAGATCGCAAATTTTAATTAGAGTCCTGGAATGAAACTAAGTTATCTAAGAGAACATCTAAGTTTTGATCAATCAGGGATCGTCTTAGAATCCGACGACAAGGATGGCAAGAATCTTTACCTAAAAGGTATTGCCATCCAAGGCGGGATTCGTAACGCCAATCAACGAGTCTATCCAACAGATGAAATTGAACGTGCTGTTAAGACCTTGAATGATCAAATACAAAGCGGATACAGTGTCTTAGGTGAAGTAGATCATCCCGATGATCTAAAAGTTAATTTGGACCGTGTCAGTCACATGATCACACAAATGTGGATGGAAGGTCCAAACGGATATGGAAAGATGAAAATCCTTCCTACACCAATGGGCAATTTAATTCGAACCATGCTTGAAAGCGGGGTAAAACTCGGAGTCAGTAGTAGAGGCAGCGGTAACGTTGACGATATGAGCGGCAAGGTCAGCGAGTTTGAAATTATTACTGTAGATATAGTTGCCCAACCCAGTGCCCCTGGAGCATATCCTACTCCTGTTTACGAACATTTAATGAATGCTCGTGGCGGGAATAGAGCATTCAAGGTAGCACAAGAAGTTAAAGAAGATCCAAAGGCCCAGAAATATCTGAAAGAATCCCTCTTGCAGATTATTAAAGGTCTAAAATAAGCCCGAGGAGAAAAATCAAATGGACGCATTCAAACAATTGGTCGAAAGTGGAGTAATGTCAGAGGACACTCGTTCTGTGATTGAATCTGCATTCGCTCAAAAGCTACAAGAGAATCGCGACCAAGTCACCGCTGAACTTCGTGAAGAATTTGCACAGAAGTATACACATGACAAACAGGTCATGGTAGAAGCAATCGACAAGATGTTAAGCGACAGATTGGCCGCCGAAATGGCCGAATTGTATGAAGACAAAAAAGCTCTAGCAGAAACAAAAGCAGCATATAAACAGAAAATTTCTGAAGATGCTAAAAAGCTAGAAGGATTCGTCATTCGTCAATTAGGTAAAGAATTAGTAGAGTTCCAAGGAGATCGTCAAAAGGTTTCTGAGAACTTTTCTAAACTAGAGCAGTTCGTAGTACATGCTCTAGCTAAAGAGATCAACGAATTTGCTATTGATAAACGTAACCTAGCTGAAACCAAAGTCAAGCTAGTTCGTGATGCAAGAGCTAAATTTGAGGATATCAAGCAGAACTTTATTAGTCAAAGTGCTAAAGTAGTCGAAAGTGTGATCACTAAAAAACTATCTTCTGAAATTACACAATTGAAAGAAGATATTGAAAGTGCTCGCAACAACAGCTTTGGTCGTAAGATCTATGAAGCGTTTGCACAAGAATACGCAGGTTCTTACTTGAATGAAAAATCTGAAACAAGTAAATTGTTAAAGATTCTTACCAAGAAAGATCTACAACTTGCGGAAGCAAAACAAGCCGTGGCTGAAAAAACTGCTATCGTTGAAACCAAAGAACGCGAACTTCGTGTTACCAAAGATTTAATGGAGCGTAAGCAGGTTATGGCAGAACTATTGGCACCTTTAGGTGCTGACAAGCGACAGCTGATGCAACAACTTCTTGAGTCAGTTCAGACCAAGAAACTTGCTGATGCTTATGATAAATACCTACCAACAGTAATGGAAGGCGAGAAGAGAAAGGTAGCGAAACCTACTTTAACAGAAAGCACCGAAGTGACTGGTAATCGAGAACAAAAGCCCGAGGTAGGCTTAGACAATATTATAGATATCCGCAAACTAGCGGGTCTAAAATAAAACATTCAAGGAGACATAAATGTCAAAACTTTTAAATGAAAGATGGTCCGAGACCAAAGAAGCTCTGCTTGAAGGCCTACAAGGTAACCGTCGTGCAAGTATGGGTGTTTGCCTAGAAAATACACGCCGTTTTTTGGCTGAAGCAGCAACCGCAGGTTCAACAAGTGCTGGTAACGTTGCTACACTTAACCGTGTAATTCTTCCAGTTATTCGTCGAGTTATGCCCACTGTGATCGCTAA